TTTCTATCAGGGCTATCAGTCTTTTGACCTAAGCTCGATTGACGACCTTACAGCGTTCCAGTTCGGCGTTAAGCAGTGCTATGAGCCTGTGGCAATGAACGGACGTGAGTATCGTGCTAACACTGGCGAGGCTCAGCTCCTAGACTTGGCCGAGGCTAAGATGGATGCTGCAATCAAGCGCCTAAAGAATACGTTCTCGACATCACTTCGTGGTGACGGAACAGCATTCGGCGGTCTTGAGTTCGACGGTATTAAGAAGGCAGTTTCGACTTCACCTTCATCTGGTACCTACGGAAAGATTGACCGTGGAACAAACACTTGGGCTCGTAACTACGCCACAAACGTAACGCTTACAGCCGCAAACGTTCAGGAGACTATCACTGATGTTATCAGCCGCCTAACCCGTGGTAATGAGGCACCAGACCTTGGTCTTATGGACAGAACTGCGTGGAAGTTCCTACATAGCTCACTCACAGCAATTCAGCGTATTCAGCTTCCTACAAAGAAGGCTGTAGCTGGATTCCGTGCTCTTAGCTATGACGGATGCGACTTCGTATTCGACGGTGGATTCAATTCTAGCGTTCTAGAAACCAACTCATGCCGGTTGCTCAATACTGACTACTGGACATTTGACATGGTTCGAGGCGCTGACTTCAAGCCACTAACCCCATCGATGGATCGCCCAATTGATCAGGATGCTTTCTTTACGGTTATTATCGTTGAAGGAAACCTCTGCTGCTCAGCTCCGGCTCTCCAGGGTGTTATTTACGCTTAATAAGGAGGACTAGAGTATGTCACAAGTAGGATCATTCGGAGTTAATTACAAAATAACCTTTGAGAACCCAGCTACTTCATCCAGCGGATTGCCTTTACCGGTACCGCTAATGACTGTTGGCTCGCTTCTAGAAGGTGAGTTTGTATTCGTACAGGCTGACGGAGCTATCGATCAATACGGATTCGTAAAGATTGAGGCTGACGGCCAGGCTGCTATGCTTACAACTACCAACGCAGGTTCGCAGGGACTTCTTGTTGGCGTAGCTCAGGTAGCTGCTGCTGACAATGAGTACCTTTGGGTATGGGTTGGTGGACTAAACGGTGGCGGATCGGGCAAGGGAATAAAGGGCAAACTGGCTGCTTCATACGCTGCTAAGGCTAACTTGTTTACAACTGCAACCGCTGGTGTAGCTGATGATGCTTCTACAACTAAGATTTCTTACGTTGTAGGACTCACAACTAACACAGGTGCCGCTGCTGTAGAGTTGTTCTCTGTAGGACACTTAAAGGTAAACTAACCTAATGGGGGCTAGAAATAGCCCCCTAATTGTGAGGATTTATGCCAAACGTTCCTAATTTAATTGGTTTGGGTATGCCACCTGAGCATGCTGTAGAGGTGTCCAATGGTACATTTGATACTGTTACAAGCACTAATGCAGTTGTTGCAACGGCTGGTGGTATCCGTACAAAAATGGCTATCAATCAGGTAGGCGATACAACTCCAACGGCTTCAGAGCTTGCAACCTCTTTTGGAGGCAATGCTGCTGCTGTAGGTGCTGGTTTTGTAGGTATTGTAAAAGATAACGACACAGATACTAACTGCTTTGTAGTTGTATCAAACGGAACTTCTTACTTTTACCTAAAGTTTACTAAGGCTTCATAGCTTAACGGGGGAGCAATCCCCCTTTATTTTAAAGGTATTATGACGGCATACGCAGGGAATCCAACAACAACAACTCCAACAATAGCCACCGCTACTAGCACTACAGTTTTAGCAGCTAATGGAGTTAGAAAGTTTCTAGTTATTCAAAACAACTCAGCCGCTAATATAGCCATCGGGCTAGAAGGCCAAACGCTAACAGGCATAACAGCAACCAGCACAAACAAGTGCTATGTATTGCCAAGCACAGCAGGTAGCAACGTATTAAGGTTTACAGAGGGATTTATCCCTGGCAGCGCAATAACGGCCTACCAGACATCGGGAAGCCCTATCAATACCTTGGTGGTTATAGAAGGCTAGTGTTATAAGTAGGTAGGCAATAATGCCTATTTACGGAGAATGGATACATGGCACAAATTGATTGGCAAAGTATCATATCGGGTCAGCCGTCACAGAAGAAACGGTATGCCGGTGCTAATGTGCGGTTTTTCAACGCATATAGTGAGAATGAAGAGAAGTCTTTAGCAGCAGGAAGACCTATTTTTGACGAGATACCTTCTATCAGTGTTCAGTGGCCTGGTGGCGACGAGACTGTTAGACGTATTGAGCCGCAGGATATTCAGGAATACCCAGAGCTTTACGCTAGGTTTAGGGCTGGATCTGAGCCTGTAACTGAAGGTACCCCTCTTGCAGAGTGGCCAATGATGACCGGCTCCGCTATGCGCGAGCTGCAATATCTTGGATTCAAGACAGTTGAGCAGATGGCTAATGCTACCGAAGAGGCTAAGCGCAAACTAGGGCCATTGTCCAAGTTCGCTAAGATGGCTCAAGAGTGGCTAGCTGCTGCTAAGTCCGATCAGAATGATGTAGCTAAATTGCGTGTCATGCTGGAGAAAGAGCGTGAGAAGCGCATAGCTTTAGAAGAGAAGTTAGAACTTATGTTCCAACGAGTCGAAGCTAACGAGGGCACAGATTTGCGCTCTTACAGAAAGGAGGTGATCCCGTCAACCGAGGCCGAGGGCTTTGAGGATGAAATAGAAGAGGAGAAACCTAGACTAAGGGGGCGACCTAGAAAAGTATGAGCATAGCCACGGTAATACGAAATGTAGCAGATGAGGCAGGGTACACCGTTGAGTCAAATATATTGACCTCCAACGAAACTACTACAAAGCAGTTACTTGCCATTGCTAATCGTATTAACCGTGACATATTTGAGGCTTTCCCATGGCCTAAATGCTATGCACAAGGACGCATAACAACGGTGGCTGGTCAGGCAACTTACGCCTTGCCAGCCGCTTTTTCGATGTACCAATATGAAACCTTCTGGAATCAATCAACCAGATGGAGGGTGCTAGGTCCGATATCAGAGCAGGATTATGCACAGATTGAAGGTTACGGCGTATTACCTACCGTATACCAGCGCTTTCAAATTAGAGGACTAGGCAATAACGAATTACTAATTAGCCCCACACCTGGAACAAGTGGTCAGGTAATGGTGTTTGAATACATAGCTGATAGAAGCGTAGTACCTAAAACTTGGACTGCTAGTACATCTTTTACAGCTAATGCTTACTGTATTTATAACGGCAATTACTATCAAACTACCGCAGGAGGCACTACAGGGGCCACAGCACCAACGCATACAAGCGGAAGTGTGTCAGATGGTGGTGTGACATGGACCTATTATAACGGGCCTTACAGCACGTTTCTAGCCGATACAGATACGAGTATATTTCAAGAGAAGTTACTTGAGCAGGGCATACTAGAACGCTTTGCACAGATACACGGGCTAGAAGGTGTTAGGCCGGTATTTGATACTCAGCTAGTTGAAGAGTTTGGTAGGACTAAAGGCGGCAAGGTTATATACGCCGGTGCGCTAAATAGACCTACTCAGTTTGGTAGAAACAACGTGGTTACTTTTGGGACTTGGATATAATGGCAGTCAATCAACAACAGCAGCAAGGTGGCGATCCTGAGATAACTTACCGAGATCCTCGTGCTTACATAGCCTATTTAAGAACCAAGCGCCTTAATGCTATGCAGATTGATGACCTCGTGCGCCGTCGTTTTGGTGCTGGAGAAACTCCCGAAGAGCGAGCAAATCGAGAAGCTAAGGAAAAACAAACTAGTGGCCTAGCTCAAGCTGGAGGCGTAGTCGGTGGAGCTTTAGTTACCAACGAAGCTTTAGGTGGATTTAAAAATGTCAGGGGATTGTTTGATTCCAAACCTGATGCTCCAACATCTTTTACAGCAGAGCCAGTAGGCGCAGCAGCAACAGCTACCCCAGCATCACAAGCTGCTTTAAATGCCCCAGGTCAGGCAGCTTCTTCTATGCCACAAGTAATCAGCACTGAAGGCGCTATGTCAACGGTGCAAACACCAGTAGGGCCACAACAAGTGCCTACAGAATCACTTAACGACTCTACCTTTTGGAGTAATATAGATTACGGTCAAGTAGCTCAAGGCGGCTTGGGATTAGCTCAAATGTATATGGGCTATCGATCTTTTAAAGATGGAGATAAAATTGGTGGTGGTTTAGGCATGGCATCAGGGGCAGCTAACGTGGCTGCTTCTGGATTAGCTGGAGCCGGAGCACAATCAGCCGTTCAGAGCGGAGCCGGTGCTTATGCGATTCCTGGCTTAAATATTGCTATGGGCGCATACGGTGCGTACAAAACAGCAGAAATGACTGGTGAAATGGCCGCTGGTAAACAACGAGATGTTGGAGCCGCGCAAAGTGGTGCGATGGCAGGAGCCGCTATTGGTTCATTGGGCGGCCCTATTGGAACGGCAGTAGGTGCTGCTATTGGAGCTTTGGCTGGTTATGCTGGATCTAAATTTGCTGGAAGCTCAAAAAAGAAACCACAAGCATTGCGTGATAACATCCGTGGTGTTTTACAGAAAAACAATATTCTTGATGAAAACTATCAAGGTACTTTAGCGGATGGCAGCAAGTACGATTTTGGTAAAGATGGATCAACTCTTAAATGGTCTAACATAAACAAAATAGCAGAAGCGCAGCCAACAGCATGGAATGCAGCAGTTCCAGCAGCAGATGCTTTAGCTGCTTCATATGGATTTGTAGGGCAAAAAGCTTCAGACCTTGCAGCGTGGTACGCAAAAGGTGCCGTAAGTAACGCAGGGAATGATGGTAATATAGCACTGCAAAACATGCAGCACTTTGCTAAGCAGCAGGGCATTACCCTTGATGGAGTTAGAGGCAAGCTAGATGAAGCATTAAAAGATCAGCGCATTACTCAGGACAAATACAACTACTACCTTAATGGAGCGCAGCAGCTTTTAGGAGCAGCAGGGCCAGGGGCAGGAACAGCTCCCGCAGTAGTACAACGAGCAGAAAAAGGTAAAGTTGCTAGGCAAAGTCCTGGTCTATACCGCGATGATCAAGGGAAGTTAGTTGCTGGTAATTCAATGCGAACAGCTTTGGAAAACGCTTACAATAAGAAAAAAGAGGATAAAAAAGATGGCAAAGGGAAGTAAACTAGCAGGTGCATTAACTAGAGGGCCACGAGAGAAGGTGGGTGAGCGTCTTAGCCCTGGAGTATACCGAGGCGATAAAGGAGGCTTAGTAAACAGAAGCGGAGCCGTTATGCAAAGGCCGCAGAATCCACAGCCTCAAATGCCACCACCTGAAGCTTTTAACAATCTCCCAGGATATAGGGGCATGGAAGGACAAGGGCAAGGAGCTCCATGGCAAAATATAATGGGCAAAGGACCAGCTATGGACCCAGGTTACAATCAGGGTGGAGTGGGGGCTATCAATGAAGCTGCTAGACTAGCCGGTATGTATGCAGTGAATGGCGGGCAAAATGCGCCAGCTAGCGTAGCAGCAAACTTGGCTGGGATGTACGGGAAAACTCCTAACGATATTCAATCTGGTATGTATACGGTGCCTAATATGCCGCAGATGCCGCAAGCATCAGCAAACATGGGTGGTCGTTATCGCTTAAGTCCTGGTGTTTACGGAACGCAGCAACAGGCAATGAATCAGTACAATCAGCAGATGCAGCAAATGTCTCAGCCAATTCCAGGACTACAAAATGGACTTGGGCAGCAGGGCAATATGCCGCCGTCAAATTGGGTTCCTTACACACAACGCAGAGGATAATTTATGGCCTTCCAGGGCTTCACAATGCCACCGCCTTATGGTGGGTTGGACTTAGTAAGTCCGATTGATAACATGGATGCAACCTCCGCTCTGGAGCTTGTAAACGTGTTCCCTGGAGCCGGTGCGCCAACTGTTAGACTAGGGTATGAGCAGTTTTGTAATGTAGGTGCTACTTTACCGCTTAGGACATTAGCAGCATTAAACTTAAAAGATGGGAGCACTCAGCTAATAGGATGTTCCACAGATAAGATTTATTCAATTAATACTTCTGGTGCAAGCACAAACATTACAGGAACTACTACGCCAACAAGCGGTGAATGGCAAACAACTACTTACGCCAACAATATTTACCTTTGTAATGGTACTAATAACGCTCAGGTTTATACCGGCACAGGAACTTGTTCAGATGTTACTTTTTCAGGCGTTTCTAAAAGCGCATTGATAAATGTTACAAGCTATAAAGAGCGACTTTACTTTGTAGAACTTAACACGGCTAAGGTTTGGTATGGCGGTTTACAAGTTACTGGAACAGGTGGCACCCCAGCGCTTACTGCGTTTGACTTTCAATATGTATTTTCTCGTGGCGGTAGACTTGTTGGTATTGGTAGCTATAGTAACAGCGCTAACGTAGCAGCTCAGGATTACTTTTGGGCTTGCAGCTCTGAAGGTGAGATAGTCTTTTACAGCGGCACCTACGCTGGAGATCCTACAACCTGGGGATTAGTGGCTAGGTATTATATTGGTAAACCTTTAGGCTATAGAGCCTTTATTAGGGTAAACAACGAGGTTTGGATCGTAACAGAGCAGGGCATAGTGCCTATCTCTGGGCTATTTCAAGCAGACCCAGAAGCGGCGCTAAATGTACTTAGCCGCAACGTAAACCCGCTAATCTCAGAAGCCGCTAACACAGTAGGATTTGACCATCAGTGGACTGGGTTCTTTTGGCCACAGGGTAGGCGTGTTTATATTACTATCCCAACAACAGGGCTAGGATGTAAGTTTCTAGTCTATTCTATCGATACTAAAGGCTGGACAGTATTTCAGCTATTTAACGATGAACATGCCTTAGCGTCAGGACTCTTTAACAACAAACCTTATTACAGCTCTTCAACGGGAATAGTTTGGAAAGGTGAGACTGGCCAAGCTGATGCCAAGACTGCAACTGATAGTCAGTCAATTGCTTATAGCGGCAGAACGGCATTTAGCTTTTATGGCTCCCGTGGAAACTACAAAGCTTTTAAAGATATTCGTCCAATTATTAGGACAAAAAGAGGAATTACCCTTAATCTTGGCCTAGATGTAGATTTTCGGCGAATGCCAACAGTAACCGCAGTTACTACGCCAGCAGGAGTATTTACGCCCTGGGGTAGTCCTTGGGGTAGTCCTTGGTCAGCCGATATTGAGTACATCTTTGACCGATACGCCGTAAAAGGTCAGGGCCATTGTGCAGCGGTAAGATTTGGTGGTGCTATTAAAAACTCAACGATGCAGATTCTAGGCTTTGAAATTCGTTATGATATGGGTGGTCAGGTATAATTATGGCAAAGAAAAATACAGGTGCATTAGCTAACGATCCTAAAAATACGAAAGCACCAAGCGGCCCTAGTGTATGGCGTCGCACTGGTCCTGGTACTTACGTTGATCAATACGGCAATAAAATGAGTGGCCAGGCTAAGGCTCCTACAAAAGACATGTCAAAGGGTAAGGGCCAACCGCAGCAGACTGGATCGCAGCAGCCTACAACACAAGACGTAGCAGAGACAGGCTTTAGAGGAGCTTCAGACCTATACGGTCAAATGCAACAGCAATTCCAGGGCTTTAATCCATATCAGGTGCAGTCTCAATACAATCCAGTCTTTTCACAAGAGATGGAAAGAGCTAGGCAAAATGTAATGGGTCAGTTTGACCGCCGTAATGCAGAAGAGTTCCAGCGGCAAGATTTAGCTACTCAGCAACAGATTGCAGAACGAGGACTAGATCCAAACAGTCCTGCGGCTCAAGCTTTAATGAAACAAAATACGCAGCGGCAAGACCTAGCTAGGCAAGAAGCTATGTCATCAGCAGAGCAAGCGGCTATGGGCGTACAGCAACAGATGTATGGCCAGGCTATGAGCACTGCAACTATGCCATATGAAATATATGGTTCTACCTTTGCTCCTACTTACATGGCTGGAGTTGGCCAGGCTTATGGTCAGCAGAACTTACAGCAGCAACAACAGTTTGAAGCATCTCAAAACCAATTAACTAGAGCGAATCAGTTGCGTATTGCTGGAATGAACCGAGGCGGTGGCGGTGCTGGTGGCCCAGACTACTTTGAACAGTACATGTTACAAGATACGGCCAATCGCTACCAGCCACAAGGTCAGCAACCAAATGCAGGTGCTCAATTCGTACAGGGCGGCGTTCAGGGAGTTACAGGCCAAGTAACAGGGAGGCTAAATCAGCGCTAATATGGCAACACTAGAAGAAGCATTATACGGGTTAAACTATACGCCAGCAGATACCGGCTATGGCATTGCTGCTCAACAGGTAGGACAGCTAGGACCACAGCTTATAAACCCTTATGGCTCAACAGGGCAGGCCGTTGGTATAGGACTAGGCACAATACTTCTTCAGTCATTATTAGGCTATCAGGCTCGCTCTCAGGCCGCACAAGATACCTTACAGCTAAACACTCTAGCCAACCAGATGCAGACGCTAGAGACCCCACAGGCTAGGACTGATTTTATCGGTGGGGTTGGTGACCCATTACAGCAGTCCAGGCTATCTACTTTAGCTACTGCTCTACGGGCACAAGAACAAGCTAGGCAAGCTAAAACAGCAGATAAATTGCTAGACCTTCAAACAGCAGCTAATTTTGAGCTTGGGCCATTAGGTACTCAACTTGCAAAACGTAAGCAAGAACAAGAAATAGAATTAGCTCGTGCAAGAGTTCGAGGGCTTACTTCTGCGCTTGGTGGCGAAACGGCAGGTAGCTTTGGAGCATTACCGCCATTAGAAGGTGGGACAGCATTACAGGCAAAGCGTGATGCTTTAATTGCACGAGGTATTGAGCTAGGCATGACGCCAGGGCAAGCAGCTCAGTATGCTGAAAAGAATCTTTCGCTTGAAACTGGAGCCACTAAAGACGCTCAAAAACGAATAGACAAATCAAGAGAACGAGCAAATGCATTAGAGCAAGTATCTTCTACTGCTAGGGCAGGACTTGAAGGGGCTGGCATGACTGGCGGTGCATTAGGCGGTATTCGTGAAGCATTATCCTCTGGGTATGCCGTTATTAGCCCCAAAGAA